TTGTAACAGTTATACACTACCGCACCACCTGACTTGTGTGCAGTAAAAGTATTCTTACCACCACAGTCAGGGCAGTCACCCCTTACAGTGTCACCCTCTGTCAGATCAAGATCATCTACATATTTCTGTATCATATCAAGTCATCCTTTCTGTTAGATAGTGCCTTAGTAGCACCTGCCAGTGTGTTGACCAAGTAAGGTGTGACACTCTGAGGACTAGCGTGACCACTAACCTGCATGATACCCACCACATCAACACCACGCTCAACCATCTGTGTGATAGCTGTACGCCGTAAGTCCATAGCTGTCAAGTTAGTAGGCAAACCAGCCTGTGCCTTAACCTCATTGACTAAGCCACATATCTCATGATCCTCATAGGGCGTGTATGCGCCTGCTCTAGGCTCCACTCTAGGGGTCACGTAGGGTTGGAACCCAAAGTCTTCTTTCTGCTGCTTGAGCATGTCTATCAAGCCCCCCTGTATAGGTAAGAATACACTCTCACCACGCTTGCTTTGCTCTAGCTCCAACTGGTTGCTCTCTAGGTCTAGGCTAGTCCAAGGAAGCATACGCATGTCACCTACACGCTGCGCCCAGTGAAACGCCATGTGTACAATCAAACCAATGCTACGCCACCGCCACTGACTGTAAGCAGTGTCAAGAAATAGTCTGACTTGAGGTGTAGTCCACTTGACTTTACGAGGCTTGGCTTTCTTACGCTTGATAAGTGACACAGGGTTACTCACCACAGCCTCATGCCTGATTGCTGTATTGATCACAATACTAAGGCAAGTAGACATATAGTTAGCACTACGCACCCCATGATTTAACAGCCAGAAGTCATATGCAAAAGTAACATGCTTAAAACGTATGTCTTTTAGCTTGATGCCACCTAGCATACGACCTGACTGTACTGTAGTAAGGCAAACAGCCTTTAGTTTTCTTTCATAGTCATACTGTGTCTTGCCACCTATAGCTGCGAAAGAAGGAGTACGCATATATAAATCACAAGCCTTGCGTAGGGTATCTGTGTTCTTCATTTCAACAGCTTTAGTTGCCATGTCGGTAGTCTCCTGTATTTAAAAAACGCCTATAGCCGCAGATACAAATATTACAGCCATCATTACAAAACATAACCAGTATACTAACTGATTAAAAAAGGGGTTCATACAGTGATCCCTTAGATATACATTCATTAATATGGTTAAGCTCAAGCCCTAGTGAGTCACTATGCTCAAACAAACCCTCCCACTGCGCCTCTTCAACAGCATCCATAAGACGCTGCCGCTCCTCTGAGATAGGAGTGAGGTGCTGAAGGTTAGGCTCTCCCCTACTGCTCATGGTTCACACAAGATGTGTTCATGGTGTATGTGACACCCACCTCTGCGTCAGGCCAATGCTCATAGGCTTTCTTCAGAGCATCTACAGTCTCAAGAACTCTCTCTAGCTTCTCTTCATCACTCCAATCCAAATCATAACTGAAGTGTAGAGGTACAACTGCAATGACTTCTTGATGGTGATCATACTTGTAGTAATGCTCCGTGCCATCTGCATGAGTAGTAGGCGAAGCCATGTGGCCGTGCTTGTTAGGCTTGGTAGGCTTGTCTATCTCAGTACGAGTGTAGCAATCCTCATACACAGTTATCACTGCATCATGGAAAGTGTAAGTCTGGATCGTGTACTTCTTGTTTAATTCTATTCTAGTAGCCATGTCTTGTATCCTATCTTAGTTGTTAGTGACGGATGGGCCGTCAGTTGTATTAGCCAGCATCACTGCTCTGGCAAAGCCACGGGGTGTAGCTGATCGTATGTTCTTAGTCTTAGCAGACTTACCACCTAGCTTCAAGTGCTGTCTGCTGTGTCCACTCTCAGGCTCAACAGCTACCTTGCTAGGCATATTGAACCCATTGCCTGTCCACAAGCATGTCTTCTTAGGGTAGGCATCACGGGGTGCAATGAAGTCAGGCCAAGTAGGGTGCTGCTCCTCACCGTATGGTATGTAGCCACCGTACTCGTAAGGGTGAAACGTATGGTCAGGCTTGCGCCACTTGGTAGCCAGTACAGACACAGGGTTTTCCACCATGTAAGGTACATCTAAACGATTTGCTAAGGCTGCAACAGCAACAGCATGTGAGACAGCCTCATCTTGAAAGCTAGGGTTAGCCTCTGCCTTGGCCTTGAACCATGCCGCTCCGCTCACAGCCATGTCAGTACAGACAGGAAAACCCAACACCATGTGTACGTCTTGATCTTTCATAGTACGGTAAATATCCTCGTAGTAGTAGGGGTTGTACAAGTCTGCATGTAGGTAGGTTATAAGACCCTTGCCTACACTTTCAACTTGAACTTCATTTGGATGAGGGTCAGATGAGTGCTGTATATCATAACAGTAACACATATAGCCCTGCTCTGCCCAAGGGCGTACTGCCTCACCAGTGTAGTCGTATAGGCTTAAGATGATTTGCATTTCAAGTATCCTTGGTAGTCTCTATTTCTGTTTCAAAAAATACTTCTAGTGTATACGAAAAACCTTCTACTTCATGACCTAGATCATTTAGTTTTTCTGTAATCATTTCGCCCATGTAATCAAGCTCTTGATTGGTCATGTCATTAATTACAATTTTCATTAGGTATTCCTTTCAGGAATGTAAAGGCGACTGTACCTGTGTTGTGTAGATAGTGCTAGTAATGGTACGCAATACCCTGCCACCTTAGCAGCAGGGCTTAGTGTATCAGCCAGCGAAGTGACGTATCAAACGCCCACTGTTGCGGTTAGACTTCTTCTCAAGATAGATAGTACGCTTGCCTAAATGCAAGGCTGTCATAGACTTGAGAGACTTGATGCGAAAGCCATTGCTCTTGATCTTACGCTTACGGGTCAGTCCCTTGAAGCCAAAGAAGTTAAAGCGGAATCCCTGAGTGTCATCATTCAGGGGCTTAGTTGCGATACATAAAAACATATTAGTAATCCTTATTAAGGTAGGAATTTCCTACATTACGTTAAAAGTAGATATGAAAGGCTTGCCTGTGTCACTGTGTAGTGCAAGGTATGCCACATCACTGTTGTATAGAGGTACACCATCTTTGTCAACAAAGGTAGCAGCCTTGTACGGATTGTACTTAGCTAGGTTGCCTTGGTAGTTCACTACAGGCAGACGCTGTATAAGTTCACCCCTAGCGAAGGCATGGACGTTCTTCTTACCCTCACGTAAGACCCTCGCTCGGCCAGCAGGCTGCACTACATAGGTCACGTTTCTAAGCATGACGTTGCTGGCGTGTTCAATAACTCTGCCCTTGTGTCGTACAGAGAATACCTTCTTGTGAAGGTTAAAGTATACATCAACTTTCATCGTCCCAGCCTCTTACTTGCATTGGATTGCCTCATCTACAATAACTTGAAGGTCTGCAATGGCAGCATCATACTGGCCTCGCTTGTACTTCACACCAGTGATGCCACCAGCTTTAGCTAGTAGCTTGGTCTTAGTCATACCCTTAGCAGGTAACATGCCAATCTTTACCATCTTGAGGTGTGCCTTGAGGAAGGCCGCTTGTACCTCATCACGGGCAGGGTTGAGTGTCATTGTCATCTTTAGTCTCCATTGTTGCTGTTGTATCTCTGTTATACCAGAAGATGCTGAACCTGTCAAATACGTCATACTGTCTAGGTAAAAGCATCTCTTGAAGCCATCCACTACGCCAGACTTTATCTGGACGCCTAGCGTAGCGGTCACGTTTAGTTAGAGGTTGTGCCATTAGCCATACAACTCCTGTAGTATTTTATCATCCTCGTCTAATTCAATACCGTACTGCTCTAAGTATAGAGGGTCAGCATATACACGGGTCAAGCCCATTGTGGCTTCCCTGATGTAGCTGTCACCCATGTCATATGATCCATATGTCATTTCAGACTTGACTGCTACAAACCATCTAGCGTACTGGTTTTTACCCTCATTAGCAGGCACTTGATACGTCTTAAGTAGAAGCATCTCAGTTTCCCCAAAGGGGCCGTAGCCCTTGAAGATTGCATAAGGGTTTTCTTTATTACGGGACTTTCCCAGTAAGTTTTTAGCCATTAGTTTAACTCCTCTATTTTAGTATTAAGATTAATTAGTGCTTTCTGCATCTTACTTTCTGCTGTAGCACACCTACGACTATTGTCAAAGTCATCCACTATGTCAAAGGATAACTCACTTAGCAAGCAAGCAAGGGTGCTTATTTCAGATAACTTATTACGTGTATGAATTGCTTGATCCCATGTGTCAAATAAAGCCATCTTTTTAGTCCTCTTCTTCTGTAAGGTATACAAATATGGCAAACCAGCCAATGATGAGTGTAACAATTAAATATTCCATATTATACATAACTCCAATCAAGCTTTATCTCTTGTGTGACCACCTCATGGCTCTCCTCAAATATGCGAGGAAGCGGCACAGTCTCAGTCAACTCAGCATCAAACTTTTTAGTTAGATAGAGGGCCATTGCACCATCACGTATTTTAAATGTCTGTTGTCCTATAGGGGCTGAACCCTCATCCCCATACCACTTAACCGTCCATATATTATGCTGTCTAAAACTCATAGTCTCTCTCTCCAATATAAATGTTAAAGTAGGAAAATCCTACCTTAGTTGAACTTTAGGTTGAACTTAGCAGCAACAGCCCTTAGCTCATCCTCACATATTTGATACCATGCTGTAGGGTCGTTCTCAAATGCACCACACGACAGCACCTCAGAATTGTCATCATGCACATGTTGCAATGCACCCAGTAAGTTAAGTTGCTCATCAGACAGCCTACCTTGTTTGAAACTATATGCCACAGCTTTCTGCACATTACTGTCAAGGTTAGAGCCATTTCCGTAAAGGATGCCATTACCCTCTAACGAGTCAGAGTAATATTGATCCTCAATAAATACCCCTACAGCACACATAGCGCCACCATCCCCCCTATAAGAACATGCATTGCCCTCATCTATAGGTGACATACTAGGTTCACCCATAGTTTTGAAGTGGTTTTGAGCCTTATTAAAGATTGCTTGAAGTTCCATTGTTAGTCTCCTATAAATGTTAAAGTAGGAAAATCCTACCTTAGTTGAACTTTAGGTTGA